CTTCTGGCTTTGTTAAGTCCAAGTCCTGTAGATTAAAAGGTTTAACAGTTTTACCACCAATAGCACTCTGGCTTCCTGAACCAGACAGAGACCCTTGACGGAAGTGTGGGTTGCTATCTAAGAACTCCTTAACTCGATCTTCAATTGTAAGTAGTTCTCCTTGTGCGTTATATCGTACATTAGAATTATTATCAACTATTTCTATACGACCATCATCTGTGTACTTAACTTCATCTTTTAGTAAAGCAACAACTTGTGCTGGGCTAATAGCTTTGTGTGAAGATGCAACAGATAGTATTGAATTATCTACTTTTTCTTTTTTAATCTGATCTTTAACTCTTTGTAACTCTGAGTCTTTTTCAGATAATCTTTCTTGCATAATCTTTTCTAAGTCTTGCTTAGTCTTAGCTTCTTTAAGCTGTTCTTGTTTTAAGATTTCTTGTTTTTGCTTTTCTTCTTCTTGCAGTTTCTTTTCGTATTTAGATTTCTCTGCTTCAAGTCTTGTTTTGATTATGTTGTCTAATTGTTCTTGAGTGAAAGTTTGTTGCTTTGGTGCATCTACTTTTACTTCTTCTTTTGTTGTTTCTGCTTGTTCGTTATTCGGCTGAACTGCCTCTGTTTCTTGCGTCATAAGACTCCTATTGGTTAATTGGTATCCTTTATCACTTGTTTATAATTAAATCAATATCTCTGGGTCATTTGGGTCATAGCCCAAAAAGTCATTTAATTCCTTTAAAGATATAGGTTTATTTGATTGTATTGATTGTTCTAAAATATTTTTTAGTTCTTCTCTTGCGTCATCAGATAAAAGAACTGTATCTATATCGTATTCTTCTCCATATTTATCAATATAATTTGATAATATTTGCTCTAATTCCATTATAATAATTTACTCCTTTCCATTATTTCATCAAAAATTTTAGTTGTGTTTGGTGCAAAATAATTCATTAATTTTATATATGCTTCTTTGTTTTTTGTATTTGAAAGTGCAGTATATTGAGCAAATGCTTCAGTTGAATGAAGATAAGTAACATCTCCATAACCTCTGGCTTTTGTTTGAGTTCTAAATGCTTTTTTGTAATATGCACGAGTATGACCATATCCGATAGTGTTATCAGAAATAGAACCTACATAATCTGCAAATTTACCTTGAAATGATTTTGTTTGTCCATAAAATTGTCTTACACTTAATTCTGATGTAGAGCCATTTGCCAAAGTATATTTTTTGTATTTGCCATATTGAGAGAATATAACTTTATGTTTAATTCCTAAAATAAAGTCTAATGTTGCATCTTCCATTGGGTCATAAATAATATTTTTTTCTGACAGTAATGCTTTGACTTCATCTAATTCTAAAGGAAATTCTTTAGATTTAATAATATCCTCTACATATTTATTTTGAATCATAACTTTTTCTGTTAAATTCGCTGATTTACTTCTTCTTTTTAATAAATCTAATTTATCATTAACATAAGCTGGTAATGATTTTTTTAAATTGTCTGTAATTAATTTTCTGTCAGCCATAATTTCTTGCTGTGCAATGTTACTTATTTGTAATCCTTTTGGATTTTTAGAAGTATCTAAAACATCATCAATTAGTTTGGTTGTTCTTATTGTTTTATTTGCATTGGGTATAAATTTTTCTGCTAATTTTCTATCTGCACTTAATATTGTTGCTATATTATGATCTATCTTGTGTCCAAATTCATGTGTAAATGTTCTTAGTGTAGCTAAATTTTCCATGTCTAAATTAGACATAGCAATCTCTCCTGTCGATGGTTGAAAATATGCACCATTTTTAACTTTTTTTATTGGTGGTAATTTAGGAACTTTATTAATCATTCTAGTAAAGTTTGTAGCAACAGTTCCAAATGCTAATGGTAGATATTTCTTTTCTTCTGATGAAGTATCTCCAAATATAGATTGTGTTGGTTTTGTATCTTGTTTAGATTCAATTAAAGATTCTGTTTCATCTCCATCTTCCTCATACCAATCAGGATTAACATAACTGAATTGATGCCTACAATTATAACCACCTCTTACGATTAATGGATTACCACCTTTTTTACCTGACCAACTTCTGCTAGACCAAATGTCTTGTATTTCTTCTATTGTAAATAATCCATTGGCTCGTTTGTCCAGACTTCCACTTACCATTCTTCTACAAATATCTCTTGTAGTTGGTATGACATCTCCATAATATTTTACATAAGTAAGTCCAGCATCTTTAGACTTATTAAAGTTTAATGTTGCATCAAAATCTCTTAATGAGTCGTTTAGTATTTGACCAGCATATCTTTTCATATTCTCGCCAACTCTTGTACTTGCATATTTACTTTGAAGTATCTTAACTGCACTATCTACTCTTGAGGCTAATGCTGGATTATCTCTATTGTTTTTTACATAATCTACTAATCTATTTACTGCTGGGTCGCTTGAAGTTGCATAGATTCCATTGATAGACTCCCTTAATTCTTTCTCTAGTACAGTAAATTCAGTTCCAACTAATGTATTCTGATAAACCTTATCTGATAATATCCTTGTGAAGTTGTTAGATACATCTTTAAATTGTGTGTAATATTGTTGTTTAAGATTCTTAACTAAAGCTAAATCTCCCTTAGTAAGTTCTTGAAATTCAGGTGGTATAAGTCCAATAGTCTTAAACTGTCTTTCAACTCTTTTAGCTTGTTCCCCAAAACCTTTTCTAACTACTCTGTCTGCAAATGGTAAATATTCTTTATCAAGTATTGCTTTAATCTTTGGTCTAATTGCTACTGCACTCTGTAACTCAATTAATTTACCAGCTTGTCTTGGAAGTTGTTGATCTGCTAATGATACGATCTGTGCTTCTATTCTATCAAGTGTTTGGGTTAATTGTTTATAGTATTCTATCTCGGCTCTTTCGATACCTTTAATTCGATAATTCGTTAAGTCTTTGACTATATCTGACATTCATTAAATTTCTTCTTCAGCTACTGTTTCTTGTTGTACTTCGTCTTGTGTGAACTGACCTACTTCTGCTTTTGCATCAATCTCATCAAAGATTTCGTTTAACTTCTCATCATCATCAACAACTGCTCTAGCAATTTCTTTATCAACTTCTTTAGCAAATGTAGATGAACCAATATCAAGTGCTTTAGCTTGTTGGAAGTACATAAGATCACTTGCATAATCTCTAATGTTAAATGAATCAGGATAATTAATTTCTCCATCAAATGTAGTGTCTTGGAATAAAGCATATAATCTAAATAGTTGTTCTTCTGCTATTTGTAAGTTGTCAGCTTTTTCTGATAGTCTAGCATTTAATAATTCAAATTCTGTTTGTAGTGCAACACCAGATGTTATTCCTGTCTTTTGAGTTCTAACAGCACCCGTATGTGCAATTCTATTTATAGAATCTACTTTGTTATTTATAGACTCCATAATAGCTTGTAAGTTCTGGCCAGATGGTTGTAGTAAATATGGTTTTAAGTTTGGCTCAAGTTCATCAGGCATTTCAATAACTGCACCAGCACCAGCACTTGCATTTACACTTGGAGTTTTAACTAATGATGGGTGGTTAGTTAATCTGATTAATTGTTCCATCTCAGAGTATTCGTTATAAATAGATTTTTGTAGATCAGCTATGTCAGTTAAATCTGATTGACCTATTCCTCTTTTGTGTGATTTAGAATTATATAAAATTACTGCTGGTATTTTACCAATCATATTTGGAACACTATCAATTAATCTAGGTTCTTCTCTTTCTTCCATATAGATAGTATCTATTCTATCATGATACCAAATTCTCATGTATGTTCCACCATTACGATCTACTTCTTCTCTGATCTTTAAATAGTTAAGTTCGTATTTACCATTAACTTGTCTTTCAAAGTTCCAATCTAAAACATTCTCTGGAGTAACGATTGATAAGTATGGTCTAATATCTTGATCTAATTCTTCTGCTCTTGTGTTAGTAGCAATATTAGGCTTGTCTAATACCATGAAACAATGACCATAAATAGAAGCATAGTTTTGTGCTTGTTTAATTACTGCGTTTAAATTGTTACCCTCTAAGTCAGCATCTTTTAAAAAGTTTTGTAATGATGGTTCATCTTGCATAGAACCAAAATCTCTACTTGGTCTAACTCTAAATAAAAATGATGAATAAATTTGAATAATGTTTTTACAATGATTATCGCATGGAGTGTTAGCTAGTCTTTGATTAAACTCGTTATCTAATTCTAAATTATATCTGTTTAGGTATTGGCCAATCATATAGTCATAGCCACCATTGTATGATCTAATATAATACTCCCAATTATTAATTGTTTCAGAGT